CAATTATGACCACCGTATCCGCTCTCATTCGAGAAAACAAATCTGCCATTGAGGCAGCTGTAAAATGCTTGGAAGGAGGAGACACACAGAAAACAATTTTCTATTGGGAACAAGCAAACTTATCTATCTAGTTATTTAAAACCTTCGCTGTTAGAAGGAATGATAACTAGAACAACACACTGATGGTACAAGTAAATTATTGATATAAAGGATAAGTGTTAGAAAATACCATCAAAGCAATAGCAATGGCAATGGCCACCTATCTCACGTACAAAGACATGAGAGAATTACATTTCCTAACTAATTGGGTGTAATCTTGCATCGGTTACTACACAGGCACTTCAATGAAACTAAATAATAATGCAATGTACCAAATGTGGAGAGGTAGAGATGCTACAAAAAGACCCGGATGCACCACAAATATATAGATTAGGGACTACATGGAAACTTTAAGTACTTAAAACCATACTTATGTCTACGGGAATCATATGGTTGGAGATTATGGCTAACTTACATGGTACTTGGAATTGCTGGACGAATCACATTTCCAAGGTAAACATGGAACAGTAATGCCTCTGAAAAGATCTCTAGAATCTTAGAAACTAATTAGATACCTAGAGAATGATAGAGACGAAGATGACAAAATTAGTCGAAGAAATCAGTAAAACAACTAAAGACACAAATCAAAATAAGACCCAAAGCACCATACTAAAACACAAGGCCCAAGAATCTATTAATAGGAAACACAAAAAGACACTAAACCTTAATAGAATAAAGGTGGAAAATAGAAGGGTGGACAAAAGGGTTAAAGATAACCACTACAACAATAGAAAACAAGAACGGTGCAAAGAAAGTAGTTCGAATCACCTAAAGAACAACAACGTTAACAAACCTACTAAAACAACAAAGCACACAAACAATAATAAGTAAACAAATAAGGTGCTAAATAGTAGAAACAAATTAACAATTCAGTTGAAGTTAACAGAACCGGGGTTACCAAAAGAAATAAACACACCAGAAAACAACACTTATTCGATAAAGCCAGTAGTAATTCCAAATAGTAAGAGGTTTTCTTATACAAAACAAGTGATAAAGATTTATTGTCACAAAACAGCTACAAACTTGGGTCAGTTCACAGTAGCCGCAGAGAGTATAAGTAAAAGACTTCAAAATAAAATAAAGATCAGTGCAAAAAGATTAACTAAAGATCTTAATCAGTCCAATAATCAGTTGATAAATAAACTCAAAAATCAGGTAGAACCCAAATAAGAAGAGTAAAGCAGAGGATCAACCTAGATATAGTTAAAACAATTGATAAGTTAACTATTGATGGATCATATGACATTCAAGTAGAATTATTGGATAAATTACTGCCAAAAATTGGCAATTCTGCGTAAATGATCTTGGATAAAAGTAAAGACCCTGAGAAGAAAGAATAAACGCAAGGTTACCAGTAGCTCAAGTAAACTTATGCCTAACTCAAAGAATACAAATAAGCCTTACAAAACAATCACATCAAAGAGGCAACCAAAATAGTAGGGTTGCTGGGTAATATGTAATTATAATATTGTGCCCAGGATTAACTACCAGCTGAAAGGGACAAATCTGATGTTGAAATTATTATTACCTCAAAATCTTTTGACACACGTTGTTTGAGTTACAAACACTTTCATGAATTCATTCTCATAGATGATAATTTTGAACATTAGTTAAAAACTAAGTTAGACGAATCAATAAAACATGAACGATTTATTATTTTATTGAATTTCGAAGATTCTATTGCCAAGAAGAAATTGCATACCGTGACAAAAATAGCAGTAGATTTTATCTCGAAAAGTAGTGAACTCAAAGTTAAACTTTGTTTGAATAATGGAGGTAGTTTGATAGTGTCAGAAGATTAGAAGATGAGAAGGAAATAACACTAAGAATCGTTGATGCAGTAACAAAATAAGGATAGTTAGATAATAAAGCAATCACTACCTTAATAATAACAAGGAATAGTTTTAAAATAAAATCAGTAAGACAAACTCGATATTCAAGAAACTGTTATGACTCAATCCTAGCAAGTAAAGCAAATAATAACAACCAATTAGGCGGAATAAAGATTTTTCTTTAACTAAGACAGTGATATCCCTTCTGAAACGGAACTTAGTCTGATATAGTCTTCAAATTAGGATGATTAGTAAAGGAACGATCAAGAATAATCATCTCATGGGAGACAGGATTCACAATCATAAGTATCATCACTTTCTAGTAATTCCTCAGACCAACAATCTAACTCCAGTCACTAAAGTGCTAGCACTCAACTGGCACACTTGAAAAAACTTAAAGAGGAAAATTCTAAGATAGTTTTCAAAAGAAGCCAGCACTTGCAATCTTTGAAGAAAATTTAATCCGATATGGACTATAATTTATAATTGCCAAGTGAGAATGGTTCATGTTATTAGGGCTCATTTGAAGGTGAAATAATAGATTGGTACTCCAAACAGAAACATCTTCCAATCAATAGTAGAACGAAATTATCGTTAGCAAACATGCAGAAGATAGCATAACGTTTGCCACCTAATACGTTCACATTTGATAACAAGTCCAGAACTTTCAAACCAATAGACAATCAGAAAGCCTGGGATTTCATCAAAGATAATAAATTAAGACATGTAGGGAAAATACAAGATTTAGACTTTAATGCTTTCACGGGTCAATTTGAATTGGATTGGTTAGATAAAGATCATAACCTCAAATTAGCAGCCAAATTAGCTAAAATTAACATGAGTAGATTGTCAGCAACTGAATCTAAATTAGGAATGAAGATAACTGATACTTATGATAACATGACCAATCATAGGACAGCGGCTGAAACTAGAAGACTGATGGTGTTACAAATGCACGATTATTGCAGGAAAATATCAGCTAAGCATGGAAAAGAAAACGTAGAAATTGTTGTCATTGGAGCTGAAGTGAAGAGAGAACTATCTCTCGCTAGATATGCGAGTAAAACCTATTTCATGGTTTATGATGATGAACATGGAAATGTGACAAAAGAAAAACTTGATAAGGTTTAAGACTTCTAGGAAGAGATGTACATCATGATGGGATCAGTCAATGAATGGAATTTCATGTCAATGCCAAACAAATCTTAAGACAAAATCAGATTATGGGTCATGAGTAATTCCTCTTACTATCTCAATGTTGAAAGATTGATGGAATTCTTATAAGATGGAGATAGACTTCTTGTTGCAGCCCATTTATTTGGAGCTTAATTGCCTTACTATATGATGGAACAAGGTATGGCTTCAACAATGGCATAAGTGACATCAACGAAAGTTCATATGCAAGTTAAAGGAGATTCACAATCATACAAACATCAAGTTACTAATTTAGCCAATTATTTTTCTTACAAAAGTTATGGGATGACAATACAAGAAACGGAATCTACTGATCCCACGGTAACTGGCTCATTAAGTATCAAGGTTTACAAAGCTAGTGCTATGGTAGATTAGTTGCACAAAGGCATAAGTAATCCCGTAGTAGCCTATGATTCAAGAAATAAGTAAATGGTGATGCGTAATTTGGAATTGACATCAGTTAATAAACAAGGCACCATGATAAAGCTCCCCGCACCAAGAACGTCCTAATAACCTGATCAATACATGCAACCCACTTGCTAGTAACACGTTATTTTTATGGATACCAGAGCTAATTCCAAGACAAATGGTTAACCTGTAATCGTAACACCACATTAATAAGTTGCTTATGCATCAGAAACATTGACTAACGGATCGATCACCAAAAATGTGAAACAATAGTACAGTACTGGTGAACTATAATGTGATGGAGATGCATTAAGACTTAATTTACTGAGCAGGTAACTAAATGTGATGTCAATTGATATAGACTACAATGATTTAATACCAATTTATTCACAAGATAAAACGTGGTACAGATTCTTCACTAACAGTGAAGCCATTGATCATTTGAATAAGTACATCAGATTTATGATTAAAACACAAAGATAATTTGGAGTGGTAGATAGCGCCTTTGATAATAATGCTCGCAAAACCTATGCAATAAAAGGTAAAATAATTAATCTAACCAATTATAATCCATTAGGTAAATTCTTTAGTAGAGGTCAACACGAGAAGGAAATGACTATGAATGATGTGTGGGCAGAAACACCAGGTCATTAAACATTAAATAGGAAAATGGCCTATTACGCAGCTCATTAGGTAGCACTGTAAATATTCGTAGGAACTATGAATGATACTGATTACCACTTCAGAGTATTCCAGGATTTATATCACTATGCTATGGGTGGTTAATACGAATCTAAAGATATATTTGGCATCCATTTGATTAATAGGGAAAAGTATCCACTTAATGCTGACAACCCATGGAATTACATTCAGCATCTTCTTGGCGGCCAACCTGACTTAGTAAAAACAAATTACAGAGCAAAATTTATAGTTTCTGAGAATCCAACCTCACGTGCCATATAATGGTACACTTACTTAGCTCAGCAAAGAATAGATTACGAAAGTTGTCGCAGATAATTATGCCAGACTGAATATAATTAATATTTACTAGCTAAGCAAACAAATGAATCCTTTAAGACAACGATACCTTTGATTTAATTTAATAAAATTGAATGCAGTGATTCTAATGTTCCTAATGTACCAGTAGCACCTAGAGATAGTAACTACTTAACCTATTCAATGTTGTATGGTATAGATGTTAGTTAGATTGATAAGAAGGCCTAGACAGAGAACATTAAGGCTATTGAAGAACTAATCAAAAGAATGGAACAAAAACTGGATAATTGTAAAAGTGCGGAGGAAAGATAGGCTTATTTGGATGAAAATGTTTTGCAGGACATACCGAAGAATTGTAGAAAGTTGATAGTGCAACAATTAAAGAAACAAAGATAACATTTTGATATTGATCACACCTAACAACACGAAGAGAAACCTATAGTATCGACTGCATAGCTGATGGGTAGAATTGCAGGTAATAGAGCCAAGTTAGATTTCAGCTACTGCGCTTCAAATGTGAATGATATTTTAAATAAGTTTCTGGACATGGTTAAAGCATAGGAAGTTCAAGATGATAAATATGAATATATCAAGATTACCATTATACCCCGATTGAACAATGATAGATACAAAAGATTGTTGTAACCAGCATTAGATGGTGAACTAGGCCACATGAATATCTTATCTAAGAAACCCATAACGAGATTAGAATCAGATCATGTGGGTTATTGCAAAATCATTAATGATTATGCAAATAATAAGAGTTCGATCGCAACTAATGATTTGCACTTAGTTTACATGTTGCTTGATACTTGGGCAGGAGATACACTTTTCGTGGACAATGAATCATGTACAGATCATGGAGTCAATTGTCTTACTATACAAAATTCTGAAGGAGATACTATAGTTTTCCATGGACCTAATGTCTATGTTGAATAATTATACGTATACGATATGCTAGACAGTAACGCAAATTATTGCGTACATTATGGAGGTAACACAATAGAACATCTTTACCCTAACAGAGTGGACTATCAAATGACATAACCTTATCAATCAGGTTATACAAACAGCAGGGATCTTTTAGGATTAAATAAGACTGTTACAGCACATGGGTTATCAGAATAAAAAGATGACTTCAACAATTACCATAGCTACTGCAAAGGGACTTATGAGAAGAATAAAATTCACTACGCTATATAAGACGTACACATTTTGAGAGAAGCTTATTACAAGGACGTGCATTTGTCTGACAGTGCTCACACAATCACAGCAGGAAATTTGCTATTGAGTCTGAATGATAATCAAGTCAAAAACCATAATTTCAACAGTATACTAACATAATACAGAAGAATCGTACCCTAAAGAACTAATTACAAAACTAATATTACATGGTGCGAAGGAAGGTATTGTAGAAACATGATACTATAATAAGACACGATCAATACCATGTTAATGTAACACACGGGAAGGAAGATGGTCATTGTTGATGTTGGATCAGGAGACTCAAAAGCAGAATGTGTAACTACAGCTTTGTATGATGCCATATACTACCAATTAGGAGAAGACCCTGAAACTTACATGAAGGATAAAAATTTCAACTTCAAAGGCCTGTAAAGTATAGCCATGGAAGGTGGGGTAGGTTTAGAAACCATATCCAAATTCGTAGCCGAATCTACACTACAACTTAAGGTATGGACTAACATAACACCTGACGGATCGGTACCTTCTACTTGTTTAGATCAGAAGTTCTCAAAAGGACAAATACAATTATTCATGACAGGTGGACACATGTATTCGATCAGGCCGAACAATGATGGAAATTACTCCGAAACTAAAGTAGATTGCGATTGCGAAATGTGCTAAGAGATCACTATAATGAGTTACATTAAAAGTTTAAGGTACAAACTATTATGTATGGCCTATTCCATGGTTAAGAGACAAGGTTTGAATTACACACCTACTGTTAATATTGGAGGTTTGACCGTGGTTGGCAACGATGACGTGATAACCAGCAAGATCAAAAAGGAGGCTATTAAGAATAGTTAAGTAATAAATCGTTTGTATGACGAAACACCAGTTAGACCTGTAAGGTATGAAAGGATCGATGGTTATAGCAAATTATATTCTACTCACTGCCAAAAGGCACCTTTTCCTATGATTAGATACAATAGAACTCAGTACGTAACCAATCTCAATCAACAAAGACTTACGAAGTGCAGTGATAATAAGGGTGTGCATATTTAAATCGCACCAGTTGCTGGTAATGTTAAATACGATGTCTAATGTCCATGCGGGTTAAATACATTATAAGCAGGCGTACAAAGGACTTAGTACTCTAAATAGCAACAAAATCCCGAGAAAGTCGAAGAGTTGATGGAATTTGTGAACATGTATTTAGAAAAGATACTTGAAAGGGATTATGAAATCTCAGCCTTATATGAAGACCCACAGGCATTATTCGAAAAAGTACTATATAATATAAAGAACAGTGGTGTTACGTAGGGGGCCAAAAACAAAAGAGAACATAAGTGGAGGGCAGCTTTTGATAATGTTGTTACCATGAAAAACAGTACTGGAGGGTTTATCAAGGTAGAGACACTAACTGGTGATGTTAGAATAGGAAGACTAATATCGGCCAGGACAGAAATATTGAGAGACTTGGGTGGTCCTCTATCAGATGCCATACAACACTAATTATACATGAAAGTACCCACGATGGTCAAAGGATTAACCTAAGAGTAAATAGCTAACAAACTAATTGAAATGGGCAATAAAGGGACAGAATTTCTCGAGATGGATTATGGATCTTTCGATGCCGCCTAGACATTAAGATTTGCAATGATTGAAAAGAAAGCAGCATAATTAGTGGGTGGAGATAAATTAGCAGAAATATGGCATGCAATAGCTATAGGCAAGATGAATGTGAAAATGGAAGGATGTAATCTAATGGGTGGTCATTCCAGAAACTCAGGTGAAAAATCTACATCATGGGGCAATACCCTACTTACTAATATGTTACTAATATATCCTTGTTATATGATGCTTTGTGATATGAAACATCAAGAAGTACTTAAATTGCTAGATAATTTACATGATCCACATGAAGTATTTGAAAAGTTGTTTGGAAGGGAAAATAAAGATAATGCCATAATAGTAGAAGGAGATGATTCCTTAATGCGAGAAGCATATTATGGTAAGCACTCATTATCCGAAGTTTGTTTACAAGTAGTCTAACAATTAGGTTTTAAAACAGAGTATGATAAACATTCTTAGGCATCTGGATCAAAATTCTGCTAAATTAAGATAGAACAAGATAAAACAGGGTAACTGTTTGCTTGCAAACCTTTCTTTAGATCATGGACCAAACTAGGTTGGACTCACAAGAACTTCAAGAAAGATTCTGAGAGTGCACATGTATTACTGTAATGTAAATTATCATCTCTTATACACTAGTACTACAAACATCCTAAGGTAATATAGTTGGCAGTGGCTATTTAGAGTCTATTACCTAAGAAAAGGTAATGCATAGATTTTGAAAAAGATAAAGCTTTAAAATGCATGACTAAGATTGTGAAAATGACAAGGGACTTAAATTTAGAGGTAGATTAAAACAAAACTATAAAATCTAAATTCCGCAATTACAATGAATTGATAAACAAATAAGGTTTCCTTGATTATTTTTCAGATAAATATGCCACTAGGATAGATGAGATGATTGAAAGAATCAAGTAAGAAGGTTTATATGCAGAGATTAATCTTACTGAAGAAGAGATACTTGAATCTAATCCTGCAAGCAAAAGACCTGTTTACCATAAAGATTATTGCAGAGGAGAAAATGCTTTATTAAGACATAGCATAGGTGATCCTTGTTTGCAAAATAAATCGCAAATCATTAACAGAATTAAAGGTAAATCATATGATTATTACAATCAATCAATGATTCAGATCAGTAGTACCAAAACACTGCTTTATCATGCTGAATTAAATATGATTTTTATATATATATATAGTTTAAAAGTTAATTTGCATACAATGTCAGAAAATACAGTGTAAGGTATCAGGGAAGTGATGCTTAAGGAAATTAATGATATTTCTCCTCAAGGCACACTTAAAGATAATACAACTTATGTTCAATTGATTGAAGTACAAAATCAAACGGACAACAGTAAGTTTGAAGCACCAGGACTTGTCTTGATAAATAAAGATGAAATAGCTGCAGTTCAAGGTATTCTTAAACAACTGGCTGAAAAAGGAGTTATAGCAGCCATAGCAAAAGATTATTTCATTGACATGAAAAATTTTGATAGACAGGTTGCTCGTAGGACCGCGAAACCCTTGACTAGTCATAATGATAAGTTAGGGTTTGATTTCAATATACCTTTAAATTCTTATGTGGTAAGTTATGGCCAATAGTTTTCAGAAAGTTAGTATAGAAATTTCCTAGATTAAGCAGTGATCTTTTATTCAGAAAATAGTTCTCTACAATCACATTATAAATAAGCCGCGAAACAATTCACTAGTCCTAGAGCTACTGTTTTGAAAGGTAAGGTTTAAGCTGAGTACCAACCGTCCGGCACTTTTGCTAGGAAGGTCAAACAACTAGAAGATGACAACACAAAACTTATGCTTCAGTTGCGTCAAACTTAGGCTGACGCTCAAAGTAAAGATCTTGAACATTGCAGAATGATGTAAGAATACAAGAATGGAGTCAATGCTAATATGTAAAGGCTGAAATGTGTACCTGGTTAATTAAGAAATTTACTCAAACGATATAGAGATGAGTTACAGGATTAAGCAAACCACTAGTATGCAAGAGCTCTTTTGGACCCGTTCTTTTACGACACGAAAGGAGTGAGAGTACCTCAATTGTTACCATAAGAAACAGGTACCACATCAGTCTTTGCATCTTAGAATGTCACAATAACACACCCTGATAAAGGACCAACTGTGTTATGGGGAAATATGGACACCTACAAAGCTAATCCATATTACATCTTCAATCCTACAGCAAGTGTTTCCACAGATTTCTTAAATGCTGAACCAGTTTAGAAACCCGGAGAATCTTACATAATTGAACCTCACGATAATTTGGATGGTGCTGATCCCAGTACCTACAATCAAACAGAAGTAAATTATCCCCTCCTTGAAACTGATTTGACTATAAAGTAATTTTTGTAAATTTGCAAACCACTTCAGTGGAGTTTTTCTGAGGATAGGTTTTCAAAACAAAGGACCGTCGCAGCTGGATTACGAGTTTTCAAGACCTCAAGACTTGAGAATGAATCTGGCGTAATGGAAGTACAGTACGGACAGAGAGGAATGCATTACCTCTCAGGTACCAAATGGGACAATGAATTAGGTAGACCAGGAAGAGGGAAAAGAAAACTCTATATTCACTCGGTTGATACTCAATAAAGTGAAACAGATTGTTACAAAGCAGGATTTGCTGTAATGTCAACTTTTAGACCTCAGACCGAAGATGAGACTACTAATCTTAGTGATTAGAGGTACACAAACAACACGGAATAAATGCCTTGGTTTTCACACTGTTACCCCGCAGATTCTCAACCAACTTAACTTGCTGCTAAAGGACAAGGACAATTCTTTGGAACCTTTCACGATTCAAACTTGATGTTAGCTGTTGACGATGCTTTGGGAGGAAAGAGAATCGTTGTACCTTATGAAGTTCTGGCTGAGATTGGTTAGACTTATGGAGATTCTAAGAAAGTGTACATAGTCTTAAATACTCTTGACAGAAACCACTCTGTTATGCAGAAAATCACAGGAGCCCAGGCCGGATCATCCTTCGAGTATGAAGCTATACATCACTATGAAGGATTACTAGTACAGGAAGAGTATGGTTTAGAATCAACCATGTGTATGCTGGCTCAGTAATACACTAACGCAATTCAAATTCAAAGATCAATGACACCCCAAATTGTTTTCAGGGAATCAGCTGCTATAAAACTCGATATCATGAGATAAGCTGCGCTGATGCAAAACTAATTGGGTATTTGGGACGAAACAGTCGTACCAATATTCAAAGATCTTTTATCTTGGGGAGCTCACAAGATGAAATCTTCTGACATTGTTGAAGATTTGATCGAAGGAGCCACAGATTTTGCTGCAATGACTCTAGGTATGGCAATACCAGAAGCAGCACCAATCATTTCTGCAGTTGCACCCCATTTAAAACAAATTAGTCAAAGTGCCTCTGAAACAGCCCTAGATTAAGTCATCAAATGGGCGGATTCAGAAAGGTAATGATCAAATTGAATGCTTCAATCACTTTCTTGATTTGATAATTAAGCGGATATATGATTTTTGAATCATTGATCAGCTTCAAAACAACATCCCTGAGGTACTCTTTGTGAGGGCTCGGGATTTTTCAGTATCAATGCAATAAATACAAAGCATTAACCAAAAATGAACTTCAACATGAAGTCCAAAATCAAAC